TCATTGGTCTGTCTCCTTGTGAAATAGTTGGCTCTGCGAACGGGTCTCGACTGAGCTTGCGGCTCAGGCGGCAGCGGCGCTCTATCTTTGCCTTCCTACTGCCTCTCCGAATCTTGCTCGCGATGATGGGACCGTGGTGATGCGGGAACTCCCACCCGTTCGCGACCGCTTGTCAAAGAACCGACTTACAAGTGAACTATACAGGACAGATGATACGCGTGTCAAGAGGGTGGTGTTTGGGGGGTGTTCGGGGTCCACTTGGGTGGCACTTGCTGGGTGCTGGCTGTAGGGAGCCGGGACACGCCAGGGGTGGTTCGGTGGTATAGTCTGCGAATATGCCGGCGGATGGGACGAAGAACCTGAAGCGTACCGGGCGACTGAAGGGCGTGCCGAACAAGGCGAGCGCGGCTGTTCGCATCAGGGCGAGGGCACTGGTCGAAGACCCGGTCTACGTGCTGGGGTTGAAGAAGCGCATCCTCGACGGCAAGTCGGTGCCGTTGGAGATCATGCTCCACCACTACGCCTACGGGAAGCCGCGCGAATCGGTGGCGGTCGAGGGCGCTGTCTCGATCAAGATCGTCAAACCGTGGTGACCGATCTTTCGGAGGTCGTCGGGCGCATCTGGGCATGGGAGGCGCGCGGCGTCTATCTCGCGGTCACCGTCGAGCCCGACTGCGAGCCAGGGATCGTCCTTGGCATCCTCCACGCCGACCGCTTAGGCCCAGAGGATCACGCGTGGCTGCACGCGCACCGCGAGTGTGTGACTGCGTCAGTGGCGGCGCTGTCGGAGCTACGGGTGCAATGAGTGTCGTCGACGCGATCGATCTGGGCTACGAGCCGAGGCCGCAGCAGCGCGACCTGCACGCGGCGATCGACAACCATCGCTGGACCGTCGCGGTCTGTCACCGCCGGTTCGGCAAGAGTGTGGCGGCGATCAACCACTTGATCCAAGCGGCGCTGGAATGCGAGCGGCCCCGGCCGCGCTTCGCGTTGATCGCCCCAACGTATCGGCAGGCGAAGATGATCGCGTGGGACTACCTCAAGCTGTATACCAGGAACATCCCTAGCGTCGAGCAGCGCGAGAGTGACCTGACGGTCAACATGCCTGGGGACCGCCGCGTCACGCTCTACGGCGCCGACAAGCCGGACTCCCTACGCGGTTCGTACTTCGATGGTGTCGTCTTCGACGAGTTTGGGCTGCAGCCGGGGACGATCTTCAGTGAGGTGGTACGCGCGGCCTTAGCGGATCGGGCAGGGTGGGGAGTCTTCCTCGGCACGCCGGCGGGGCGTAACGAGTTCCACCACATGGCCGAGCGCGCGAAGGCGAACGACGACGGCCACTGGGCGTATCAGCAGCACCGGGCGTCGGAGACGGGCATCCTCTCGGCCGAGGAACTGAACGCGGCGCGTGCCGTGATGACGCCGGATCAATACGAGCAGGAGTTCGAGTGTTCGTTCACGGCCAGCGTGCAGGGCTCGATCTACACGCTCGAACTCGCGGCGGCAACAGCCGAGGGACGTATTGGCACGGTCCCGGTCGACAAGATTCTCCCCGTCGACACGACGTGGGACTTAGGGATTGGCGACGCGACGAGCATCATTTTCAGTCAGGGGAACCGTGCCGGCGACATACGCATTGTCGATTACTACGAGGCGGCGGGAGAGGGGTTGCCTCACTACGCCAAAGTGCTTCAGGACAAGAATTACACCTACGGCCAGCACTGGGCGCCGCACGATATCCAAGTGCGCGAACTGGGGACGGGGCGTTCGCGCCTGGAGGTAGCCGCGTCGCTCGGTATCCGATTCGAGACCGTGCCGCGTGTGCATACCAGCACGTCAGGCGAGGTCGAGGAGGGTATCCATGCGGCGCGGATGCTCCTGTCGCGGTGCTGGTTCGACGAGACGCGGTGCAAGGCGTTACTGGAAAGCCTGCAGTACTATCGTCGCGACTACAACAGCCGACTGAACGAGTTCCGCGCGACGCCGGTGCATGACTGGTCGTCGCACGGCGCGGATGCGATGCGGTATCTGGCGACGTGGTATAAACCGGCGAAGCCGCGCTTCGTGCCACCCGCGCACGCGGCGCCGGCATCGAGCAGCGCATGGTTGGGGGCGTAATGGCGACAAAAGCACAGGCAGACGTCCTCGCACTCGCGCGGTCGCGGTTCGAGTTGGCGTCCGACGCAGAGTCGGAACAGCGGAAGCGCGAGGAGGACGACCTGCGCTTCGCGGCGGGCGATCAGTGGCCGGACGATGTCCGTGCGGCGCGCGGCGGACAGGTGGTGGACGGTGTTCCGATCCCGGCGCGGCCGATGCTGACGGTCTCGAAGGTCGACCAGCCGGTGCAGCTGGTCATCAACCAAGCGCGCAACGCGCGGCTGGGGATCGAGGTGCATCCCGACAGCGAGGACGCGACCGACGAGACGGCCGAGGTGCTGCAGGGGTTGATCCGGCACATCGAGGTGCGGTCGCAGGCCGATCAGGCGCGGAACTGGGCGTTCGAGCGCAGCGTCAAGTGTGGCCGAGGCGCATACCGTGTGCTGAAGAACTACGCCGATGACAGCGGGGAAGACTTCGATCAGGAACTGACGATCGAGCGCATTCTGAACCAAGCGTCGGTCTACCTCGATCCCTACGCCCAGAAGCCGGACTGGAGCGACGGGGAGTGGGCGTTCATCGGCGGGTTCATGCCCGGGGACCGGTTCAAGCGCGAGTTCCCAGACAGTGTGTTAGCCAGCCAACTGAACGACACGTTCTCCGGGGTGGGCGACGATGCACCGACCTGGATGGGCGAGGGGCCAGACGGCGAACCCACCGTCCGGGTCATGGAGTATTTTGTGGTCGAGCGCACGCCGGCCGAGCGGGTGGCGTATCTCGACCAGCGTGGGGCGCTGGTGTCGGTGTGGGCCGACGAGGTACCCGACGACATCCCGCCCGAGGCGATCCAGCAGCGGCGGGAGGCGGAGCGTCGCACGGTCAAATGGTACAAGCTGAACGGCATCGAGATTCTCGACGAGCAGGAGTGGGACGGGCGGTATATCCCGATCATTCCGGTGGTCGGACGCGAGCAGAACATCGACGGGGTGCGGACGTTCAGCGGCGTGATTGGGCCGGCGAAAGACGCGCAGCGGCTGCTGAACTATTCGATCTCGACGGCCGTGGAGACGGTCGCGCTCGAACCCAAAGCGCCGTACATCGGCTACGAGGGGCAGTTCGAGGGGCACGAGAATGCGTGGGCGCAGGCCAACACGCGCAACTTCCCGTATCTGGAGGTGAAGCCGACGACACTGGCCGGACAGCCGGCGCCGCTCCCGCAGCGCACGCAGCCCGGGGGCCAGTTGGGGCCGAGCCTCGCACTGGTGCAGCAGTCCTCTGAGTATATCCAAGCGACGACGTTCGTCTACGACCCGGGGCTGGGCGACAGTCGGGGGTCGCGGTCGGGGCGCGCCGTGATGGCGCTGCAGCAGCAGAGCGATGAGGGGAACAGCAACTACCTCGACAACCTCGCGCAGGTCTCGATGATGTATGAGGCCAAGGTTTTGCTCGATTTGATTCCGCGCGTCTACGACCGGCCGGGGCGCATTGCGCGCATCCTGGGTCGGGACGACACGCCGAGCCGGGTCATCCTCAATGCCCCGTTTTCGATGCAGGGCAAGACGCCGGTGCCGCAGGGGGGTCCGCCTCCCGGGATGCCGGGTCCGATGCGGGGACCGGGACCACCACCGGGACCACCGCCGGGGCCGATGGGGCCACCACCTGGAGCTCCGCCGATGGGTCGACCGCCGGGTCCGCCGATGGGCCAGCCACCGATGGGTGGTCCTCCCGGGCTCGGGCCGATGGGGCCACGTCGTCCACGTCCCAATAAGGTCCGCACCTACGACTTGAGCGTCGGTCGCTACACCGTGACGGTGTCGGTGGGCAAGGCGTTCCAGAGCCGGGTGAGTCAGGCGGCGGAGGAGATGGGGCAGGTGCTGACCGCAAACCCGTCGCTCATGCCGATCATCGGCGACCTCTACTTCAAGTATCGCGACTTCCCGGGCCATGAGGAAATTGCCGAGCGCCTCAAGCGCCTCGTGCCGCCGGAGGCGATCGGGCCAGACCCGGGCGACGACGGCCCTGACCCGGAGCAACTCCAGCAACAACTGCAACAGGTGCAGCAGCAGTCGGGCCAGATGATCGAGCAGTTGACCGAGCAGTTGCAGACGACGCAGCAGCAGATTCAGCAGGATCAGGTGAAGGTGCAGGGCGACCTCCAGTTGCGTCAGATGACGGCGCAGGCGGCTATGCAAGAGAAGCAGATGGAGTTACAGGCCCGGATGCAGCAGGCGCAGATGGAGATTCAGAGTCGGCAGCAGATCGCCCAACTCCAGATGGAGAGCCAGATGCAGATCGCGCAGATGCGCGGCACCTACACGTCGCAGGACGTGGACGCGCGCATTGCGGCCGATGACCGCGACCGTGAGGACACGCAGGCGCACGAGATGGGGATCGAGGGGCACAAGGCCGTGATCGCCGATCACGCGTTTGAGCAGGGGGTGCGTGAGGCGGAGCGCACCGAGTCGGTGGCACGCGCGGCGGATGCGCTGCTGCAGCCCGAGGGAGACACGGCCGTCATTGTCGATATTGAGGAACCACGATGAACATAGACGACACGTATAACGAATGGGCGGCGATCACCAAAAGCGACACCGTCAACTTCGACGGCAGCACCTACTCGGCGACAGCGGCTGTCAAGGCGACCCCGGCGCTGGGGATTTATGCGGGGGGCGCCGGCGTGGTGGTGGCCGTCTCGGAGAGTGGCGCGGCGGTCAATTTCACGGTCACCGCTGGACAACTGCTACCCGTAAAGTGTATACGAGTGAACAGTACGTCCACGACCGCGACCTTGATGGTTGCGCTGTATCGCGTGTAGAGGGTCACTATGAGTAACGACATCGCGCCAGAGCCCGTGGCTGCGCCGGACGATCACCAGTTTGAAACAGAGACGAACACCACCCCGGACGGTGGTGCTGCCGCGTCGGATGCACAGGCATCGAGCGAGTTGTCGGATGTGGATGCCGAGACGCAGGCGCTCCAGTCTGAGGTGGCGGACGAGCCGAGTGACGCCGACGCGTCTGATGCTGGCTCAAAGCTGAATCAGAAGAAGCGCAGTCTGTCTGCGCGCAAACAGACGTATCAGAACCAGATCAACGAGTTGGCGAAACAGCGCGGTGATCTGCAACGGGCCTACGAGTCGGAGCGCCGAGAGTATGACGCGCTGCGTGCCGCGCGCACACAGGCGGCACCGGCCCAGACACAGGCACGCCCCGCACCGGTCGACCCGGATGCGCCGCACGAGGAACAGTTCGAGACCTACGGCGACTACGTGAAAGCGGCGGCGCGTCATGAGTCGCGACGCGCCGTGATGGAAGCCCAGCACCATGCGCGCCAGTCGCACGAGGCAGCCCAGCGACAGGCATGGGAATCGTCACGTAATACAGCGCACGAGCAACGTCTCGCGTCTCATCGCGCGACGAACCCTGAGTTTGATACCTTAGTGAATCGGGAAGACATCAATCTCAGTACGCCAATGGTGGACGTCATCAAGGCTTCGGACCACGGTCCCGGCCTGATGGTTCACATGGCGCAACATCCCGATGACGCTCAGCGCATTGCGTCGCTGCACCCAGTCCTAGCCTTCGGTGAAATGAAGGCGCTCGAAGCGCGGTTGGATGTCGCTCATGGCTCGACGCCACCGTCTCAACAGAAAACAATGAGCAAGGCGAAGCCTCCGATCAAGCCAGTCGGGACGACGCTGAGTGGGTCCGCCGATGACCCGAGCGAGCTAGAGTTTGGGCGCGAGTATGTCACCCGGATGAACAAGCTCGAACGGGGTCGGCGCACGCACCGATAAAGAGTAGAAGGTCAAACATGGCTAATAGTCTCGTCACACCAACGTGGTACACGAAAGAGGTGGCGCGTATTCTGGTGAACAACCTCAAGTTCGCCAGCAACGTGAACCGCACCTACGATGACGCTTACGTACAGAGTGGCGCCAAAGTGGGATACACCGTCAACGCCCGGATGCCGCAGCGGTATCAGGTCACCGAGGGGCAGGCGCTGCAGACGCAGGCGCTGAACGATCAGTTCGTCCCCATCACGCTCACGCATCAGAAGAACATCGCCTACAGCTGGTCGACGGCCAGCATGACGCAGGAGATTGACTCGGTGCGCGATCGGTATGTCAAGCCGGCGGCAGCGGCCCTGGCGAACGTCATCGACTACGACGGTCTGAACACGGTGTTCAAGGACGTCTATCAGTCGGTGGGCACACCGGGCACGACGCCCTCCACCAACCTCACCTACCTGCAGGCCGGGGCCAAGCTGACCGACAGCGCGGCGCCGACCGATGGTCGCGTGGCGGTGCTGGACCCGACGTCGATGGTGACGTTGGCGAATGCGAATCTGGCGCTGTTCAATCCCAGCGCGCAGATCAGCGAGCAGTATCGGGAGGGGCAGTTTGCGTCCCGGGCGCTCGGGGTGAGCGAGTGGTATGAGGACGCGAACGTCAGCAAGTACACCACTGGCACCTACACGGCCAGCACGCCGCTCGTCAATGGCGCGAGCCAGACGGGCTCGACGCTCGTGACGGATGGCTGGGCGAGCGGCGCCGCCACGTTGAACAAGGGCGATATCTTTACCCTTGCCGGCGTGTATGGGGTCAACCCGGTCAGCTATGCGTCCACCGGTCAACTCCAGCAGTTCGTCGTCACCACGACGACGACCAGCGTGGGGGTCAACATGGCGACGTTGCCGATTAGTCCCTCGATCATCACCTCCGGTCAACTGCAGACGGTAACCGCGTCCCCGGCGGACAACGCGGTGATCACGGTGTTGGGCACGACGGACCCGGCGGGCGGGACGTTGGCGGCGACGGTGTCGTCGCAGTCGCTGGTCTATCATCCCGACGCATTCGCGTTGGTGATGTCCGACCTGCATCGGCCAACGTCCGGTGCGGAGGCGACGGTGGTGCGCTCGAAGGAGTTGGGCATCTCGATTCGGATGGTGCAGCAGTATCAGATTGGGACGGACAGTGAGCCGACTCGACTGGACATTCTGTATGGCTGGGCAACTCTGCGGCCGACGTTGGCCTGCCGCGTTCAGGGATAAGGTAGGGCAACATGGCACAGACAACCACAACGATCTCGGCGGCAGTGACCGCCTCTGATCAGATCATCCCGGTCACCTCGGCGACCGGGTTCACGGCCGGCAATTACCTCCGCATCGACAACGAGTTTATGGTGGTGGAGTCGGTCTCTGGCACGAACATCACCGTGCGGTCGCGTGGTGATCTCGGGTCAGGGGCGGTGGCGCATAACATTCTCGCCGTCGCTGACACGGGGCTCGCGAGTGATCTGGCGGTCCTCCCGTTAGGGGAGGACTCGCAGGTCGACCCCACCAAGGAGACCATCGTCTCGTATTCGGCGGCGGGGGCGATTGCGATCCCCACGCAGAACACGCTGGTGTTGCTGACGAGCGCGACGGCGCGCGCCATGACACTGGCTGGGCCGGCGCTCGACCAGGACGGTCTGCGGATGACCTTCCTCAACGCCGATGCGAAGGCGAACACGGTGACCTACACGGCCGGCTTCTACGGGGACACCACGTCGAGTGACGTGGCGACGTTCGCGGCGAAGACCGGGGCGAGCTTCTCGATCATCGCGCGCGGCGGGACGTGGGGCATTATCGCGCTCGGCAACGTCACACTGGCGTAAGACTGGACTTCGTCCATCGGGGAGGCGGTCGCGTATGCGGCGCCTCCCCGCTTCTCTCCTCGTGCCTTCGGGCGCGCGAAAGGCCAACAACATGAGCATCGTGAATACGGGCGAAACCGAAGAAGATAAAATGCGCCTCTCGTGGGAGAAACCCTACGTCTACGCGGCGTTCCCGGCGATGGTGTATCGCGGCACGTTACTACCGGACGGCAAGATCGAAGTCGCGCAGTTGATTGTCCAGACCGAGTCCGACAAACGCATCGCGGTCGGTCAAGGCTGGTGTGAGGGACCGGACATCGCGGAGGATCGCGTGCGGTCGGACGAGGACACGGTCTCTGCAGCGGCGGCGGAGTCGGCGGCAGCGGCGACGAAGATGGGCAAGAAGGCGCAGCGGGAGCGTGCGGCGCGTGACGCGTCGACGCATCGGCAGTTGACCGACTGAGATGGCGTCACTCGCGTCCTTGTTGTCCCGCGTGCGGCTGGACCCTCGGCTGGAGGGATTGAGCGCACTGGAAATTGAGCAGCTGCTTCGCGGCGATCAGGGTCGACACCCAATCGGCGTGGAGATGGCGTTACCGGGTGACGGGCTTGCCCAGATCGAACTGCGTCGCGGCGAGCGTCCCACTGGACGTGCCGACTGGCGCACTCGTGCTGGCGATCTGTCCCTGAGATCAATGCCGTATGACACGTCGGTGGGGCTACGGAACGAGGCGTGGGAGATTGAGGCGGCGAAGCGTGACTGGGGGCGCTACCTTGACCCAGCGGCACGGCCATCTCGACCGGGAGTGGGCATACGCGGGTCGTATCGGTGGCGGTTTTAGGAGCGAGCCATGACGGCATTGGAACTGATCGGGGCGTCGATGAAGCGCATCGGCGTGTTGGACGCGAACGAGACGCCGACCGGGCAGGAAGCCAACGACGGGCTCGAACGTCTCAACAGCCTCATTGACGGCTGGGGCACCGAGCGCCTCACGATGTATACGTCACTGCGGACCACATGGACGATCGTCTCCGGGCAGGCGGCGTATACCGTGGGCACCGGTGGGGACGTGAACATTGCGCGCCCGATCTATCTGGACGACCTTAAGTTCATTGACACGAGCCAAGACCCAGACCTAGAGATGCCGCTCGGGGTGCTGACGGTGGACGCGTATGCCGCGATCCCGCAGAAAGCCCTCACGTCGACCTACCCGTCCTACGCCTACTACAACCTGACGTTTCCGCTGGCGACCTTGACCTACTGGATGGTGCCCACGTCGAGCACGTTATTGGGCGTCATCTATGCGCCGGTGGCCGTGACGGAGGTGGCGCTGTCGGACACGTTATCGCTCCCTCCGGGGTATCGACGCTTCATGCGCGACACCCTCGCGGTCGAACTGTCCCCGGAATATCAGGTCGAGCCCTCGTCGGCGCTCCGCATGAGCGCGACGGACTCCAAGGCCAACGTCAAGCGTGCGAACATTCGTCTGCAAGACCTGAGCGTGGGGCCGATGTGGCGTCCCCGGCACGGGCAATACAACATCTTCAGCGACACTGGCGCCTAACGCCACCAAGGAGAGTCAAGTGCCGATCAAGAACCCGAATACGCCCTACGAGCGAGCCTACAACGCCTGGAGCTACGGAGGGGGGCAGCAGCGCGGTGAGCCGATGCCGCGCGCGCGAGATTTTCCGTCGTCTGACTCCTGGGGTCCGCGTCTGCCGAGGCCGAAACGCGTCAACCCGTGGTTAATGCCAGACGCGGCAACGCAGCAGTACGGCGGCATGCTCGCGCAACACGGCGACGTCAAGAGAGGCCAGGAACAGCGCCGCCTCGCCGAGTCACCCGACGTCGTGCAGCGCGCGCGTGCGTATGAGCAGCGTCGGCGACAGCCCCAAGGTGGCCCAGGCCGACGCATTTCCTTGGGCGCGTTAAATAGACGATGAGCCAGTTTCCGCTGTTCGTGGGCGGGGCGTATACGTCCCAGTCCCCGATTGCCGACGACGAGCAGTTGATGAACTGGTATGTCGAGGTGATGGAGTCGCCGGGAGCGGTGACGAAGGCGACGCTCTATCCGACGCCCGGATTCTCCGAGTTCAGCAGCACCCCCTCGTCGGGGGGGCGCGCCATGTTCGCGCTGAACGGACGCTGCTTTGCGATTGTCAACGTCACGCTGTATGAAATCACCAGTGACGGCACGGCCACCGTGCGTGGGACCGTCGCCACGGACGGTTCCCCGGCTACGATTTGCGGGAATGGCGACGCCGGCGAGGAGCTGTTTATCACGTCCGGCGGCGTGGGTTACGTCTACGACCTACCCAGCAATACGCTCACGAGTAAGCTCTCCAGCGGCTCGGCCATGGGCGGGATGCTCGACGGCTACTTCGTCAGCCTGAACCCGGCGACGAGCCAGTTCCGCATCAGCGACCTCAACGACGGCACGACGTGGGACGCGACCCAGTTCGCCGCGCGGTCGATTGCGCCGGACGCGTGGACGTCGATGGTGGTCACGTCCTATGGGCAAATCTGGTTATTTGGATCGCAGACCTCGGAGGTGTGGTACAACGCCGGCACGGCGCCCTTTCCGATGGCACCTGATCCGTCGGGGCTGATTCCCTATGGATGTGCGGCGCGCTTTTCGGCGAAGGAAGCGGTCAACCGCGTGGTGTGGCTGGCGACGTCCGTCAACGGCGGCTTTCAGGTCGTCGAGGCGACCGGGTTTACGCCGAACCGCATCTCGACCCACGCCGTGGAGTATGCGATCTCGCAGTATAGCGATGTGTCGGACGCGCTTGCAGATGTGTATGAGTCGCAGGGGCACCTGTTCTATGTGCTGACCTTCCCGACCGCGCAGGTGACGTGGGTCTACGACTTCACGACGCGGCTCTGGCATGAGCGCGGGTCGTGGGACGCGCCCACCAGTACATGGAAGGCGCTGCGGACCATGTTCGGCTGCACGGCCTTCAACAAGCGCCTCGTGGCGGATCGACAAGGGGGCTCGATTTATAGCCAGTCGATTACGTTGACGGAGGACGCGGGGGGCGATCTAATTCGCCGGGTGCGTCGCTCGCCGGCGGTCTTTGCCGAGCATCAACGCGTGCGGTTTGCTGACATTGAAGTGTTTCTGGAGTCGGGGCTCGGCACCGCGAGTGGGCAGGGCGTGAACCCACAGGTGACCTTGCGGTCCAGCAACGACGGCGGGAAGACGTGGGGCAACGAGCGGTCGGTCAGTGCCGGCGCGCAGGGGGACTATCGCACGCGTGTCCGCTTTCGTCGGTTGGGGATTTCCCGGGACCGCGTGTTCGAGATGAGCGTAACAGACCCGATCCCGTGGCGGATTGTGGATGCGTTTATGACGGTGGCCGTGGCGCGGACCAGCTAATGGCGAACCCTCCCATGCCGGCGCGCGACGCCATGATCGACGAAGGGGGGATTGTGCGTCGCACATGGCAGGTGTGGTTCCGAAACTTGACGACCACCGTCGACGACGCGCCGTCTCGGATTCAGACGGTGTCGCTCGTCGGCCAGTCCGCGAGTATCGGCACCACGTCGATCCCGTCGACGTCCCTGACGGCGGGGTTGTATCGGGTGACGTGGTATCTGCGGATTACGACGGCAGCGGGGACGTCCAGTAGCGTCACGGTCACGCTGGGGTGGACGGACGACGCGGTGACGATGAGCCTGAGCGGCGCAGCGGTCACCGGGAATACGACGACGACGAGTCAGACGCAGACGTCGCTCGTGGCGGTGGACAACGCGTCGCCGGTCACGTATGCGACCACGTATAGTAGCTCGGGGGCGCCAGCGATGCAGTATGCGCTGGACATCACCCTCGAAGCGGTCTCAGTGTAGGGCGAGCGCACGGCAAGAGTACGGTCAGTGTTAGATACCTGGAATGGTTGGATAGAACTATGGACGAGTTTGATTTTGAGCAACGCGGATGGGACGAAGGCTATCAGCGACAACCGGGAGACACTGACCAAGGGACAACGGCGACCCTTCGCAATCAGGCGCTCAGGGATAACCCGTTCACGTCGGTGCCGCAGTATCTTGCATGGCTAGAGTCTCCCGAGCATCTAGCACAGTTTGGCCCACTCAATCCTGGGCAGCAGGCGGAAGTGCGGCACGTGAGAGCGAACCCTGATAAATACGAGATGAACCCTGGAGGGGATGGGGTTGCAAGCAAGCAGTGGAGTGACAAGCGTATCCTTCTCACGGGGCTCGGGCTCGCCGCCCTGACGGGGGCGGCCGTGATAGCTGCGCCAGCAATGTTCGCGGGCGGAGCCGTAACTAATGCTTCCGGACTGACGCCGGTCGCGTCTGGTCTGATAAGTCCGGCCGCTTGGGGTGGCCCTACGTTAGCTGCGACGGCGACTCAGGCGGCAGGCGCTGCGGGAGTCGGACAACAAGCGTGGGATTTTGCAAGCAGCGACGCGGCGTCGGCGCTTGGGAATGTCGGCGCGTGGGGCGCCGACTGGTACGGCGATCGGAAAGCCGACGAGGTGATCGCTGACGACAAAGTAGCAGCGGATGCGCGGTATCAGGCGGCACTCGACCTGATAGCGACGCAGCGCACAGAAGACCTCCAACTGGACGCGGACAGGGAGGCGGCGAAGCAGAGCAGATGGGAGGCCGAGCAGACTCAGCGCCAGACGATCTGGGATGCGCGGGAGACGCAGATGGAGCCGTATCGTCAAGCTGGACAACAGTCGCTGGCGCGGGTGGCGAATGTGCAGAGGCCGACGCACACCCCGTATCGCTCACGCTTCATGGGATAGGAGTAGACAATGCCTACAGACGCCGAACAGGTCCTCGAACTGGTACGCCAAGCGTATCGCGACGTCCTCGGGCGCGAACCGACACAGGCCGAACTCGCGGAAGGGGCGACGGTCTACACCAACGAAGGCGAGGAAGCGTTCCTTACAGGTTTGGCGGCAAGGAGTACGAATGTACCCGACAGCCAGCGGACGATGTCGGACGAACAGGTGGGCTCATGGCGGCAGCGGCTCCAGGAGGAAGCGGCGTCTCGCGGGTTGGAGTTTGACGAGTCCGACGTGCAGGGGATCGTGCGGTGGGTGAACCACTCCGACAACGTCGGGAAAGACCCGCTAGAGGCGATCAACAACCAGATCGCGATCTACGACACACGCGCTGCGTCGGGAGGCGACCGGGACAACGGCGGCTACAACACGAACTGGGCCGATGACGACCCGCGTCGGTTCGGCGGCGAAGGACCGGGCGGGACCACCAACGGCGGGGATACGGGCAGCGTCGGGGACGGCGGTGCGTCAGGGTGGCCGACGTTTGCGCCACCTGACCCACTCTCGCTCCCAGACCCCTTCAGCTACCAGGACTATGAGGCGGAGGCGCCGTTCGCCTACGACCCGTATGAGGCGGCGGACCCGTTTGCCTACGACCCCTATACCGCCCCCGAGCCGTTTGCCTACGACGACTTCCAGGCACCGACCGGGGAGTCGATGTTGCTGGACCCGAGCTATCAGTTTCGGTTGTCGGAGGGGCAACGGGCACTGGACGCGTCAGCGGCGGCGCGTGGCACCTTACGCACGGGGGGGCACCTGAAGGACACCGTCGGGTATGGGCAACAGTTCGCCTCGCAAGAGTATGGAAACATCTACGACCGAGCGTCGCAGCAGTATGGCGTGAACCGAGGCAACGCGCTCCAGAACTACCTCACGAATGAGGGCACCCGCGCGTCGACCTACGACCGCAACCTCGGGCTGGCCCAGTCGACGTATGGCACCAACGAGGCAAACCGTCAGGGCACATGGCAGAACAATTACGGGGTGGCGAAGGACATCTACGGGATCAACGCGGCTGGACGGTTGGGCACCTATAACACCAACCGACAGAACGCGCAGGACGCGTATCAGAGCCAATACCGGACGGCTGGCGACCTGTATGGGAGCCAATACCAAACGGCGCAAGACAAATACGCATCTGAGCAGCGGCAGGCCGAGTTGCAGTTCGGGCGCGAGTGGGATTCCTACACCTACGGGCAGGATCAGGACTTCAAGTATTGGGACGCGAAGCTTCGCGCGGACACAGCGATCGCCGGATTCGGCACGCGGTAAGAGAGGACACACATGGCTACGACCCCCTACGTCCGCATCCCGTATGCCTCTGAGCAAGACCGGTATACCGGTCGGGCCTATACGGCGCAACAACTGGCGCTCATGCAGCGGCGGGACGCCAGCGAGTCAGCTTATGCCCGTGACCGCGCCCAGCGCATGTCCGATCGCTGGAGCGGCTTCGGGGGGCTCGTCACCGAGACGCTCGGCGACCTACGGCAGTCGCGTGAGGTGCGCGAGGCGCAGGCACTGGAGCAGTCGCGGCATGACGAGGAACAGGCACGCCTGAAGCGGATCGAAGATGAAGGCAACCGCCGATTCGGTGTAGAGGAAGAATGGCGGAGGGATCGCGCGCAACGCGACGAGGACCGGCAAACGTATGAGGACATCTTAGGATTACCCCCGGATCAGCCGCTGACGGAGAATCATATACGCGTCTGGAACCTGTTCAACCCGGGGTCGCTACGAACCGAGGCGGGAGCCCCCGGGCGCGTCTTTGGTGATCCAGCGACCGCGCCCCCCCCAGGCCGTGACGACACCAACGTCTCACTCGGGCCGGAGGTCTTCGGGTCGGCGCCGGCGCAGATGGGGGAGCGTGCCTTTGGCGGTCTCTTCCCGGCGACGTCAGGCGGCGAGACACTGGCCGGCGTGGCGCGTGGCACGAGAGATCGGGAGACGGGCGTTGATCTGGGGATCGCACCCGACGCGCGATTCTTTGCCCCGACGCCCGGTCCCGCAGGGCCGACCCAGACATACCGTCCTCAGTCGGGTGCGGAGGCGCGGTGGGAGGAGGAGAGGGCGCAAAATGAAACCCGGTACCAGCAAGAAGTGTCGGATCGGGAGGCGGCCCGTCGTGCCGTCGTAGAAAGACAGACGGTCGAGGACGAACGGTACGATGCGCGCGCGGCGCTCGACATCGAGCGCCGCGCCCAAGACGTGGCGTGGCGGCTGGCGAACGCGGACACGCCGCTCCCGGGACATGTGAACGATGCCATTGTGGCACTGGTGACGCAGCGGCAGGCAGGCGTGTCACGCGATCAGGCCGTCGAGGGCATGTTTGCGAAGAACTGGAAGAACTGGTCATCGCTGTTTCCAGGTCTCCAGCTGGTCGACGTGCAGAACGCGGTCGATGCGGTGTGGCCGCGTCCCGTGGCAGGAAACCAGTGGGATGCATTATTTGGAGAAAGCGTGTTGGGTGGCGGCGGAGAGCGTCAGTTGACTCCACAACAGGAGGAGGATCGGGGGACAGCGGAAGTGCTTGTCGAAAGAGGGGATTTTGCCACCATACAAGAGGCGCTGCAGTCAATAGTGGAAGCAAGGGACAGCGAGAATCCTGAGGTTCCCGTTCTAGAGGAAGCGACGCCGGTGCCTCCCGGGCCGCGACAAACAGCAGTGAGGCCCGGGCCTCCGGCTCGACCAGAAGCGCCACTTGTACGCGGAAGGGGTCCTTCGGGACGCAGTGCGTTGGTCCCTGACCCTGCGTGGATTGCTCCTCCTGCGACTCCCCGTCCAGTATATCGAAGGCCCGGGCGCAACTAATCTGTCATGGCGCAGTCCCCAGCCCTCCGAGAAAAGATCGCATTGGCGCGGCAAGAAGCCGCGCGGCGCCGGCAGCCGCGTCCCCCCACCATGCGAGAAAAGATCGCATTGGCGCGACAAGAGGCTACGCGCCGTAGGACGCAACCGAGTGAACCGTCGTGGACCGAGCGTGCGATTCCGATGGGGTTGCGTGTCGGCGGTGCGATTGGTGGGGGCATCCTGGGGGGCATTGCCGGCGGAGGCGTCAACCCATTGGGCTACCTTGCGGGTGGCGCGGCTGGCGCTGGTCTTGGCGAGACGGCCGCGCAGCGATACGAACAAGGCACGGGACAGCGGGAGTCCTACAACCTGCCACAGATTGGCGTGCAGACGGCTCTTGGCGCTCTTCCGATGGGGCGCGCGTTTGGCAGCACGGGGCTCCGAGTCATGGCCGGACGTGGGGCACAGGGTGGCCTCATGGGCGGCGGGGCGACCGTCGCGACCTCGCTGGCGGAGACGGGCGAGTTCCCGAGCTTGCGTGAGGTGGGCGTCGGCGCCGGGTTGGGGACGGTGCTTGGCGGTGGGATGGGTGCGGTGGAAGCAGCCGGACTCAGGAGAGCGTCACTGGCGTCATTGGCGCGCGAGGCACCCCCAGAAGCCGTGCCCGTGCCGACCCGTGAGGCTCCCATCGTCGACCCTATCCCAGCGCAGCCGACCCCAGCGCAACCGACCCCAGCGCAGCCGACACCCGTCACCCCACCGGAGGCGTTTGGCGGCGCGGTCTCACCCTCCGGGCAGATGGGGGCGCCCATTGCTGACCCGCTGGCTGGGTTTAACCCGCTGCTCGAAAAGTTTGACCCCCGGATACGAGAGGGCGTAGCGCGGGTGATTCGCGAGAACGCCGGCTTTGAGTCTCAGCGGCGCGGGGTTATCGACGCGCAGACGGCCGGCAGGTTTGCCGATATGGTCAAGATCGACGCGTCGAAGATGCTGCCGAGGGGCACCGCCCTGAACGTGGAGCAGATCAACGCGTATGGCCGAGCGTTGCAGCAGACGTCAGCAAAAGTTAAAACCCTCGCGGAGCGTGTGAACAGCGCGAATGCGACGGATGCGGATATTCTCGCGCTGCAAGGCGCACGGGCGGAGCAGGATGTGATCGGCGCCTCGTTTTTCGGCAGTCGCGCGGAAGCTGGCCGTTCCTTGGCGGCGTTCAACTTCTGGAACGGTGTGCTGGATACCGGCGACGTCAAGCTTATCCGCGACATGGTAAACGCCCCCGGCGCGCGGAAAGAGACCCAGCGTATTGCGCGAGAGCTTGCGGAGCTCCCGGACGACCCGCTGGTGCGCTATCGGTGGCTGGAGAAGCAGAAGCAGTCCTCGGCTATGGACAAGATTCGGTCGTATTACTACGCCAACATCCTGTCCGGCGTGAAGACCCACGAGCGCAACTTCATCGGGAACGTCGCCAACATTGCTGGCAACCTCGTCACCCATCCCATTGGGGCGGGGATTGATGCGGCGACGTCGGCCGTGACGGGGGCATCGCGCACTATGCGGCTGGATGAGATGCCGACACAATTCGCTGGGGCGTTGGCAGGGCTGGAGCGCGGTATCCGAGATTTCGCGTTCACGATGAAGGAGGGGGTGAGCCCCGATGCGCTGTCCCGGTCCCTCCATACCGGCGAGCTTGGCAAGCTCGATATCCCACGGGTGGAGTTTGCCGGCGGCGGGGCCAATCCCTTTAACCTCCCGGGCCGGTTCCTCGATGCGTCGGACACGCTCTTCCGCAGCATCTCGAAGAACATGGAACTCTACGGCCTCGCCAGCACGACGGCGAAGAATGAAGGGCTCACGGGGCCAGCGTTTCTGGATCGCGTGGCGACGTTGCGCTCGGCCACGACGCCCGAGGGGGTCGCGCTTCGCGATCAGGCGCATCTGTTTGCACGGCGGTCGGTGTTCCAAGAGCAGCCCGGGGAGTTTGTCCAGAAGATTCAAGAGTTGTCGCGGATGTTCCCGCCGCTCACCTTCATCATGCCGTTCATCAAGACACCGGCGAACATCTTGCGCCAGGGGATCGAGTTCAGTCCGCTTGGGGTGGCGATGCCAGCGTTTCGGCAAGGGGGTCGGGCTGGGGCGCAGGCACAGGCGCGCGTGGCGGCTGGCACCGCAGCGGCCGGCGCGCTGGCGTATCTCGCCGCCACGGGGAGGCTGTCGGGGTCTGGCCCGAGTAACCCGGCCGAACGGAACGCGTTGTATGAGAAGGGCTGGAACCCGAACAGCGTCAAGATCGGCGACAAGTGGGTGTCGTATCAACTCTTCCAGCCGGTCAGCGTACAGGCGGCGATCATTGCGAATGCGTTTGAGCAAGCTGCAGAGGGAGGGGACGAGGAGTCGTACGCCACGGCCGGCGCGAATATCCTGAGCCGCTCGATGAACAGCTTTCTCAACCAGTCCTTTCTCTCGGGCCTCTTCGACTTTGTCGAGGCGATCCAATCGGTCGATCGCTCGGCGGCACGCGTGGCGGGTCGCACCGCGTCTGGGTTCGTGCCGTTGGTATCGCTGCAGCGGCAGATAGCCCAAGGGATGGACCCCGTGATCCGGCAACCGCGCACGGTGGAGCAGAACGTCCTCACCTCCCTCCCTGGACTGTCCCAGTCGGTCCCCGCTCGGTTGACGCGCTTTGGCGAAGAGGTGACGCGTCCTGGTGGGACCGTCAAGCGGCTGTTCGATCCGTTTAATATCTCCCCTGAAGTGGACGACCCGGTGGCGACTGAGTTGAGCCGACTCGGGGTGAACATCTCGGTGCCCTCTGGGCGACTGACAGTGCCGGTGCAGTTACAGGATCGCACGGGGCTCGAAGAGTTCCCGATGAGCGATGCCCAGACGACGGCGTTTCGTCAGTCGCAGGGTCGGGCCGTGCGGCAGATACTGGAGCGCGTGATGCAGTCTCCGGGGTATCGCCAGTTGTCAGACGTGGACCGCGAGCGGGTCATTCGGTCGGTGCGGACTCGGGCGGTGGGCGCCGTTCGCGATCAGGCGCGACGCGAACTCCTTCTTGGCACGAGTGTGCCCGACATGGCCGGCACCCCGAGGGGCGTCGGCAAACAGTTCACGAGCGGCCCGTTCGAGGGGCAGACGTGGACAGTCGTGGACGGCCGGCCGCAGCGGGTGAACTAATGGCACAGGACTATCGTTATATCCCGCTCCCCGCCTCGGCCCCCCCGGGAGGGTATCGTGCCACGGCGGCGCGCCGGGAGCGGGCACGTCTCCAGCGTGAGCGCGAGGCGGCATGGCGTCGAGAGTCGGAGGGGCTCGGGGTTCCAGTGACCGAGCCCGGGGTTCTCGCGGAATCCACAGGCCGTCGTGAGCGTCCCCCGACCTCGTGGGAGATGGTGGGAGGGCCGACGATAGCGAGAGCCGGGGGCGCGCTGGTTGAGGCGCTCGATGACCCGCCGTCGGGGATGCGGGAGACCGTGCGTCGTCACCCTGACATGCCCTACACGACGCCACTCCGCATGTTAAACGCGACCACCGCTGTGATACCGAAAGCGGCCGGCACCGCGCTGTCGACGCTGCGGGGCACCCCGCTCTCCGAGACGACGATTGACCCGATAGCCCCCGTCGACGAGCAGACGAACTGGGTGTCGGAGTTGCAGCATCAGGGGGTGCCGGACGCATGGGCGGTCGGTCTCGGCACGACGGCGGATTTCCTGCTCGACCCTATGGACTGGGCGCTCGGTGGCGCCCCTAGCCTCGCGACGTTGCCGATAGTCGCTAAGCGCGCGACAAATCTCATTACAAGAGGCGGCGCTAGAGCGTCGGGGCGTCGGGTTAGTGGGGCAGTAGAGGCCGGAGAGCGCCTCACGAGACAAACGCAAGAGGCGGCGCGACTCGCCCAGCATGGTCAGTCATTTGATCCGATCATCGGTACACAGTTGGTGGGCTCTCAGCGCGCGGGATTGCCAAAGAGTCGCCTGTTGCAGAGCGACTACGAGAACGTCGGACGTATGATGGAGCAATACCCAGAGATGGTGGACGACCTACCGTACTTGCACGCGATGGAAGTGTCCTCCTTGTCCAGGTTCTCCCCGATTGAGCAGGGGGAGATGTTTCGGATGCGGGGGGAAACAACACCAATGCGTTTGCTGCAAGCGGCAGCGAAGGGTGGCGAGGTTAAGCGCGGGTGGTATAACGAATCGCGCGCGGCGGTCGACCACTTATATGCCAACGACGCAAAGCAATTCACTAAAATTGTGGCGTCGCTCTCGCCACGCACGACCGTTGAGAGCGATGCGTTAAACTCGGTCACATTCTTCGAGAATTGGCGGCTGGCTAACCGTCCCACCGACAATACGTCGATCCAGAACATTCTCAGCCGGAGCGTTCAGCGTAGCCAGACCGGACAGGGCGTACTTCCGGCGTGGCGTCCGAACGTCACGAGGGCCACCCAAGACGCAGATGCGTATCTCCGTGGCCCGAAGGTGCAGGCGTTCTCCCAGAACCTCACGACCGATCCACTGATGACGCCGTGGGGGCCAATGGCGGCAGAAGACGCCTACACGGCAGATGCATGGGCGGCAGGGGCGCATCAAGTTGAGCAGTCATTACTCGGGGGGCGGTCGCAACTCAAGCGTCGCGCTACACCAGAGGTGTTGCAGTTTGGAGACGCAGACACGACAGCCGCCTACCTGCGCGCGACGGCTGATGCACGCCGCGCTGGGGTGAGTATGAGTGATATTACTGGCGAGGGATTACCGTGGGCCGCGTCCGAGCTACAAGAGACGAAGTGGAGCTACTTCGGGCCGCTCTATGAGTTAGCAGAAGAACTAGGTCTATCTGCGAAAGAGGTCGTTCGGAGGGGGCTGCTAACGGACGCGAGAATTGCGGGGACGCCAGACTTCACGATGTTGGGAACCGGGAAATACGGCGCGCAAGTGAGCCGCGATCCAGCGAAGGCGGCACGCATAAAGACACTGAAGCCCGGGAGCTTTAGGACGTCCACTCCCACGTCGCCAGCTATACAACAACTGCAATTAGATGTGGCGCAGATCGTGGATGATCTCATCCAGCGACGAAGGCTGACGACCGACTTCCATGTGGGCCGGAATAGATACTTACCAGATCACGTTCTCGCGACAAGCCCACAAGAAGCCAAGGCGGCTCGTGGCGCTCGCCTGCCAGCCTTGGGTGTCCGCTCGCAGCAGGCGGTGAATGCGGCCACCGTCGACGCCCTCGAACGCAACGCGGTCGCCGTGGCGCTACATGAGGGGCCGTCGGTGATTCCAGCGGCGAGAGCCACCGGGGTGTATGGGGCAGAGCGCAACCCTATGTTCGTGACTGGGACGGCGTTGCCAACTGATGAGAGCAGACGCCTCACAGCCGAAGGGGTTCAAAATCAGCAGATGGCCTCGCGTATCTCCGCTGGGATGACGATGCAGGACGCCGCCGCATGGAACGCGACCTCATTTGACCAGTCGCTTCCGCAGAATGTCTTACACGCCGCAGTACCGAAGCGGTTGACAGAGAGTCAGATACAGGGCGTCGTGCGGAAGTTTCCAGTGAGCGGGAAGAACGCCAACTTCGCACTTGTGGACCGGGGGTCGTCATTCGAGATTCTCCGGCTGGATGGCGGCACGTTCACACCGGCCGAAACGGAATGGCTCGAACGATACCTTGAGCGTGCCGTCACCCTCAAGGAGGGGAGACGGACGAAGAGCGGCCGACGGATGAACCCGGCTGTTCGGTCGGGGAGTAACATCGCCCCCCCCGATGCCTATACCGAGATGGGCGCACAGGCACCGACGGGGTCGCGCGAGGTGACACAGAAGATGTTGGGGTCAGGCGGTGGTGACTATGATGCGCTCTCCGACGAGGTGAAGCAGGCGCTCGCTGGCCCCCGCGTGAGACATCTCGCAGATACCCTCCTGCAAGAGTATCTGGACGCCGCGCGCAAGGCCGGGAAGCCCCTGCGCCCGGACTTCCAGAATATGTTGACGATCATCGCGCGCGGCGGCGTGCCGGCGTTGCGGGACGCACTGGATGACCCGTCGCAGCTACTGCCGGTGCTGGCCGCGCTCGGCGTGACCGGGACGCTGGCGTCCGGCTCCGATACACCCGCCACGTCGGCCACGGCTCGTCAGAGCCTGTTTCAATAAAATGGCGCTCCCGAGCTTTCCATTCCGCGTAGCCTTCCGGGTCCAGCCGCTTCTGCGTGCGCGCGGACTCGGCCCATGTCTGCGTCCGCAGACTAGGATCGTGTGGGTGGGGGGCCGTGGGGCGCTCGTCTTCCGGCAACGAGGCAACCCACTGGGCATACGGTGTTCCGATTCTGGGGTAGGTCATGTCTCACCTCATCATACGCGGGAGAACCACCGACTCGGAGCCGGTTGGTGACCGTCACAGGGCCGCGCCCCTCGGGTCGTCTGGATGAAGTCGTCGTAATTCGTTAGTATACCATCGTAAAGGAACCATATGGCCGCTACCGTCTGCCCTGCACCTCAGTTCGTCGGCCTGGACAATTCCGGCAACCCGTTGTCAGGCGGCAAGCTGTATTCCTACAGCGCCGGCACCACCACCAACCTCAATACGTTCAGCGACTCCGACTTGTCTGTCGCGAACGCGAACCCGGTCATTCTTGATGCCGGCGGTCGTGCGACGGTCTACCTGTCGGCGAGTTCCTACAAGTTCAAGCTGACCTCGTCCGGCGACGACGTCATCTACACCCAGGACAATGTGATCAGCTCGGCGCCCTACGACGTCGACCTCGATGTCCCGTTCGTGGCCGGCGAAGCCGTGACGGCTGGGCAAGCGATCTATCTGTCGGACGGCACCGGGTCGCGCACCGCCGGCCGGTGGTATCTCACCGACTCAGACACGGCGGCGTATTCGACGCTGCCGATCACCGGCTTTGCGGTGGCCGCTGTGGCGCTGGCGGCAACCGGGTCGGTGCGGTTACTCGGGAGCGCGTCGGTGCCGGGGACGCTGAGCGTCGGCGCCACGTATTTCCTCGGCGCCACCCCGGGCGCGCTGGCATCGAGCGCCGGCACGTTCTCTAAAGCGATGGGCGTGGCGGATACCGCGTCGACGCTGGTGATGACGGTGCAGCAGACGATCACTTCCGTCGCGAACCTGCTGGTGACCGGAACATTGACCGTCAACGGCGTCGCGACCTTTGACGTGAAGCCGATCCTCTCGTCACTGACCGCGAGTCAAGCGGTGTTTACGGACGGCAGTAAAGGGTTGGTGAGTAACGCAATTACTGGCACTGGCAATGTGGTGATGTCAGCGAGTCCGACGCTGACCGGCACGATTGGCGCGGCAGCGTTGACCCTCTCGACGCCGCTCGTGGCGGGAAGCGGTGGAACTGGCCTCAGTGCGGCGGGCACGAGCGGAAATGTGCTCACGTCAAACGGCTCTGCGTGGACATCGACTCCCGCAGGCGGCAATGATTTCCTCCAGGTTGAAGTAATGGTGAATTGATGGCAAATGCGACAGCGATGATTCCGTTCAGCGGCAGCACACAGGGGCAAGGCGTGAAGGTCGTCGCGACCTCGACGGCGGGTACGCTGATCCATACGACAGGCACGAGCGCGACGGTTGTGGATCGCCTCTCGATCTGGGCCTACAACGCGCACTCGGCAGATGTGCTGCTCACGATTGAGTTCGGTGGGGCCACGGCCCCGGACCAGAATATCGTGCAGACCGTCACGACCAAGACAGGGTTGACGCTCGTGGTCGATGGCCTCATCCTGCTCGGTGATGGGTCGTCGGCACTGACCGTCAAGGCGTTTGCGGCGACGGGTTCTGTAATTGTCCTGTCAGGCTACGTGATGCGGGTGACCCCGTGAAGTCCGGGATCAGCGCTCACCAACTCTGGACGCAGACACCGCTTGCGAATAGAACAGTGTCGCTTGGGGCTGGCGCATCAGGGACACTTAAAAGTATCCAGCGCGGCACCTGTAGCATTACTGGCACGAATGCCACTAACGATGCCACATTGTCCCCTGCGGTGGTGACCGCTAACAGCCAACTCGCCTACCTCGGGCAAGGGCAAGATACCGCTGATTCCGGCTGGGGAACGAAATATAGACTACGTTTGTCTATTCAGTCGACGACCGCCGTTAGAGCCACACGCGACGATGCTGGCAACATCGGGACCCAAGTGGCGACCATAAACTGGCAAGTCACCGAGTGGTACTAGGAGAGCATCATGCACACACGAAGCTATGTAACCCTGAACGATAGTGGTGTTGTTGTTGGTGATGTCGAAAGCAGCACCTCACACGCTGAGTGGGAGACGTTCGACCTGCTCCCGCTCCCGCCGACGCAGATCGATGTGACCGGACACCCGGACTGGCAGGGTGTTGGGTCGCTGATCCGACACACGCGAGACGCAGCGACAGGGAGGTTTACACCCCCGCCACCGCCACCGCCCGTTGATCCCCTGGATGAGCCGCTGACGCCGCGAGAGCTACGGCAGATGATGGCAGACGTCGCGGCGATCAGGTCGGCGTGACGCAGTGGACGACACGGTAGAGCAGTTACTGAAGGAGCGTCACACGCAAGTGATGGCCGCTATCATCGCCATCCATCAGAGGCTTGACCAACTCAATGGCCGCACGCGGACGACCGAGCAGCAAGTGGCGATCCTCGCTGACCGCAGCAGTCGAAGTAACGCGCTGTCCTGGTCGAGCATCGGTGCAGTGGTCGCCGGCGGGTTGTATTGGCTGCTGCGGTGACGATCTACGTTACCCGCGATGACTGCACCCCAGACCGTACCCTTGGCACAATGCGGTTTGAGGATGGGTTCGTTTGTCAAACGCTGGAAGACCCTGTGCGCGAGGATGGGAAAGTGTACGGCGACACCGCGATCCCGCTCGGCACGTACCGGGTCACGATCACGAGATCAAAACGGTTCAACAAACTGATGCCCTTGTTGCACAATGTCCCGAACTTTGGCGGCATTCGAGTACATTGCGGCAACAACACGGATGATACGAGCGGTTGTATCTTGGTCGGCATGGGCCGTAACGCCGATGCGGATTCGGACGGGTTGCAGTTGCTCGACTCGCGTGACGCGATGGACGAAGTGCAGCCACGGATTGCGTTTGCGTTGGCCCGTGGCGAGGAGGTGTGGCTCGATATTGTGCAGCCTCGCGTCACGACCACAGCAACATTCCATGTGGCGGAAGAGGATGCCACGGGTGTCCCGTGAAGATTTTGGAGACGTTGCGGCTATACAGGGCTTTTTCAAAGCTCTATGGCTTATTGGAGGAGGCGAAAATGAAGAAGAAACTCTGGCGGAGCAAGACCTTCTGGTTCCAGGTTCTGAGTGTCGCGGCGGCGGTGTCTGGGGCGATTCCGCTCCCTGCTGATATCACGGCAGCGATTGTCGGGGTCATTAACGTCGGCCTCAGGCTGGTGACTAGTGAAAGCGTGGGAGTCTAATGGCGCGCCCACTGACGCCCCGTGTCCGCGCCGCGCGCGCCAAGCCGGGAGGATCAAACGTTGGTAAGTATCCGAGCGTGAAGTCGTTTGCTGGTCCGAGCGGAGGCGCCCCGAAGGGGAGCTTCCCGATCAACACCCGGGCTCGCGCTCAGTCGGCGCTGAAGCTGGCGCACAATGCGCCACGACCGGCTGGGATTCGGCAGGCCGTCAAGCGGAAGTATCCGGGCCTGTAGTGTCGAGGGGCCACGTTTTAGCGAAGACCTGACAAAACCACTGGTCACCGGGGCGCACGCCAGCTCCTGAAGATACAAGGCGCGGGCCTCGTCGTCGCTCCAGCCGTGGCGCGTCATTCCTTCATCTGCGTCTTTAGCGCTGGATCACCAAAGACCTTTGGGGTCTGCACCGCTAACCGCGCCTTCTCATGTTCCTCTTGCAACGCAGTGTAGAGGCTGTAGTGGCCTAGAATTGAGCCAGCCACGCCATGAGCTTGCAGCCAGTCGGCGACATGATTCGTCAGAGAGTCGACTTCCTCATAGTCAAGGCCGCCCAAGTGTCTCGCCATTAGTCCTCCCCCCTCGTCCGTTCCAAGGTGACGTGAGGCCACGGCTCCGGTGTGACCCCCGGCACCGTAATCTCGCTGTCCGCCGCTGCGCGTCGTAGCCGGGAGGATCAAACGTTGGTAAGTATCCGAGCGTGAAGTCATTTGCTCTGCCCTCCCTTGGCCGCATCCATCTGCGCGAGGAGGGCATCGAGTTCGTCTAGACGTGTTGCTTGCTCGTGATCCTCTCGTGACGCGAAGCAGTCCGCACATACCACCGTGCCGGTGATAATGCTGTCTTCGTCTATCCTGAACGTAGGGCAAGCGCCGTCCGTTTCCTTCCGCCACTTCGCGCTCAGTTCTTTTAGCTTCGCTCGCGTGTCAGTCATCGGCTCCCCCGTCTCGGTTTGCACAGCCACACCACCAGCATCAACACCGGCCACTTCCAGCCGTAGGCTTTTGTCATCTCACGATGGGTGTCGCCCCGGTGCGCGGGGCGCACGCCTCCGGTGTGATTCCCGGCACCGCGATCTCGCTGTCAGCCGCTGCCTTTCGTAGTCGAAACACCCCGCGCATGTCGGGGTTCCGCTGCATGATGAGCCGCGCGAAGAACGGACGCCACCGGTTGCTAAGCTTGAAGTCGTCACCCTTCGTCTCGATGCTCGTATACCACCGCGCTCGGGCGTGGACGAAGTCGATGCCGATGTGCGCGTGACCCGCCTCGAATGCCTGCCGCGTGAACCGCTCCAGGACGACGAGGACATGCGGGTTCTCATCGTTGTATTTCTCGAACGCCGTCTGCTCCCAAAATGGTAGCCGTGGTGTTGTCACCCACACCTCCCGCAGCCGCTATGAGGCTGCACGGCGTAGACAGTGCGTCGGCAGCACAACCACGTCACCAGTCGCGCCGCCACCTGCCGGTCGTCGTAACTCATCGGCATACCGCCTCCAGTGTCGCGACGCGGCCGGCGAGGACGCTGACCTCGTCCGAGAAGTGCGCGATCGTCACGCGCGCATCAGCCTCAACGTCACTCCGCACGAGCCACCCGCCCGTGAGACAGCCCATCGCGTAGACCGATACCGCGCACAGCGCCGCGAGCCCGAGGCGCGTCATCGCCATCTTTGCTCGCGTGAGACCGCGTAGTAGATGGCCGCGCAGGACGCGGCGATGATCGCCGCACAGATAAGTCTCATACGTCACCCCCCCCGCGAGATGAGTGTGATGCCACGACCGTAGGGCGCCTGATCGTCTGTGACGTGATCGGCCACGTCCACGTCGGCCCGTCGATCCCGCGCGTCCCTGACCGGTAGTTCTGATCCCTGCGCCAGTGGTCCGAGAGCGGCTCCCCGAACCTCGGACGCAGGAGCCGTCGCCACCAGCCAGAGACGGCGAGCCAGAGCGCGGAGACCCACCTCACTGCTCCGCTTCCAACACCCAGCGCGCGAGGAGCTGCGTGATAACGTATTTCTGCGTGCGCCCCTCGGCCGCGCAGCGCGCCTTAAACGCCTCTAGCACCTCGTCCGGGACATTCCTGGCTACTATGTTTGCCACTGTCGTATACCTCCGGTGCCAGCCTAGCACACCTACCTGTTGTCACCGGTTGGAATTACGCATTTCCGAGATGGAAATACTGCATTCCGTACGCTCCCTATAAACCGTCACAGTTTCAGCCGCCGACCGGGCGCGCGACCTCCTCGTCGTCCCACCGGCCCTCGCTCAACCTCGCTCGCTCGTCGGAATACATCGGCAGAGTCTCGAACAGGTCACACGCGTGGCGGCTCCCGTGCATCGGCTCGCCGTCCTTGATGTGCGGACACACCCAGTCCGACGCCGCGACGCCGACGCCGACCGGGCGCGCGACCTCCTCGTCGTCCCACCGTCCCTCATTCAGCCAGCGCGCGGGGTTCGGGATGTAGCCCTCCCTCCATTGCCGTGACTGCCCCGCCGTGGCGACAGCGGCCACAATAGCCGCTGAGAGGCTCTCAGAGGGCCGTAGGCGCTTCCACACCTTCAATGCCGCAGCTTTCCCTGCCTTCTTCGGATAGGCGCTCCAGAAGGCCGTGAAGGCGTCGGGGGTGTTAGTCGCCGCAGGCGACGGTACCTCCGTACGTACCTTTGTATCTGCTATCTGTATCTGTATTGGGTCACCTGATACATTGTCCTCGACGTGTGGTGACACATTCGACGCCTTCCGTTTCCGATACTCCGACTGCTTGATCCGGTTGTATTCGCGGACGTCCTCGACGCCAGTCCGATTCCGGTAGTCTTGGAAGTTCAAGATAGCCCACCCTCCAGGGATGGCCTCGATGCGACGGCCCTCGTGCGCCGTCGTCCGCGACCATTCGTCAGGCGCCGAGAGTTCCGCGAGCGCCGCGACACACTCGTCGAGCGTGATTCGGGCGATGTCGGCGAGACCAGGAACGGACCCTTCGACGGTGCCTGACTTCGTGGTGAGCGTGAGCATCGTGATCCAAAGGATGCGAGTCGGGTGCGGCGCCCTCCAGATGGTCGAGGTGTTGATTGAGTGGAATAGCTTTGTGTAGTTGGACATACATAATGTATATCACACTTGACGAATGTAGGCGGTCCCAATTTTGGCTACCTTATTCGTACAGTTTCAGCGCGAGTTGTACGAATGAGGTAGCCAGGGGGTCGGACCAGCACGCCCCACAAAGGTCTGTTTACATTCGTCACCATCGTCACCATCGTCACCCAGGCCTGAAAACCGCGCTCTTTCGGGTGACGAAGGGGGTGACGCAGAGCGGCATTCGTCACCGGCTTCGTCACCAGGAAACGTCGATAACGCCAATAAATACGGTCGGGGTGACGCAGGTGACGAAGGTGACGCAGCGAAACAGCTCTTTTCTGTAACACTTTCGGCCGCGCACACGCGTCGGGCACCTAATTTGACTACCTAACTCGTACAGTTTCAGCGCGAGTTGTACGAATGAGGTAGTGGCCGGTGTGTACGAGTCGCGTCTCCTCGCGTTTCCTCGCCTTGATCCTCGCCTTTCCTCGCCTTGATCCTCGCCTTTCCTCGCCTTTCCTCGCCTTGATCCTCGCACCCGTTCTGTCGGCAGGGCACCAAGGTAGTGCGGGTCTGTTTTTTACGCGGTGCCATGTTCACTGTGGGCGGCGAACCACCGCTCGATGTCCGCGAGCCCCTGCGTCTGGACGTGATCCGGCGTCGTGCGGAGCACCGACCAGCCAGCGATCGCGGCGGAGTTGAGCTTCTCGATGTCGCGCAGGAACCCGGACCCCCGGGTGTGCCGGCCGCGCGTCCAGACCCCGCCGTCCACCTCCAGCGCCAGCATGTCCTCGGGCCACGCCCAGTCAAACCTCCACCGCCGAGGCGCAGCGAAGCGGAACTCGGCCACGGGCTCCGGTATGCCGGCCAGGACGCACAGTTGCGCGACGGTTAACGGCGCCACGTAAACACCGCGCTCACCGCGTCGCCGGAGAGGTCGACCTCGTGCCGGTGTACGGCGTCGTGGCAGCGCGCACAGAGAACGATCAGGTTGTCGGTGCTGTCGGTACCGCGCTGCGATCTATAAATGATGTGATGATGATGCCTCGCGTCGCCGACCCATACCCCGCAACAGCGGCACGCGTCACCGTCGCGCTCATCGACGACGGAGCAGACGCGTCGGTATATGACGCGCCGCGCAGCCGTACGTGCAGATCGTGCCCTGGCCGTCGGCCCCGGCGTCACGCGTCGGCCCCCGGCCGGCCGTCCCAGTCCGTCAGGTCTGCGCCGTAGTCGATGAGCAGCCGCATCGCGGCGTCGGCGTAGGCCACAAACTCGGCACTGTCTAGCATCGAGGTGGAGGTTCGGCGCGGGGTGCCCAGCACGGGGTCGTTGTCGATCCTGAGTAAGCGCATCGCGACGGCCTCGTGTAGATCATTTACTTGGTCGAAGCCCAATTCTAAACTTCCGACGTGGAGCATCGACCAGTAGCGTCGGTTCGCATTCGAGGAGCGCGCAGGACGGGCGCGCGCGAGGGTGAGGGTGACACTGTGGCCCTTGTGGCGCGCGAGCAGCGTGGCGATACGCCGGCGCACCTGCTCGGGCAGGTGGCCGGTCGCATCCACGCGCGCCGTGATCGACGCGGGGGGCATCAGAACGGGATGTCGTCTTCGGTAATGGGCGCGACGGGTGCCGCGCTCGTCTCCTTGACCCCCTCCCATTTCTCTCGGGGCCGCACGATGTCCCAGTCGGGGCGGCGCGATCCTTCCGGGTCGTTCGACGTGTCCCGGCGGAACACCACCAGCGGCACCCGCTCGCGCGCAGTCAGTGTCGCGATCACCCACTGGAGCGTCGCATCGTCCCAGCGGCTCGGGTCGATCTGACCGGTCAGGTACGGGCCTCGCGCTGATGTTTTGTCCCAAAACGCGCCGAGCCGGTTGTTCGTCGCAGTCTGCGTGTCAGTCATGTGTGTTGTCCTTTGGAAACCCCTCTACGACGCGCTTCAAATGAGCAATGGTGCCGCGTGGGAAATTGTAATTGTCCTTTAGAAACCCAGACTCGTGCCACGCAGACTTGTCATTGCTATCTAGAAGTCGGTAGACACCCTTGGTAAATGTTGGCGCTATCACCCACCGTCCACACCCTGATACCAATGGTCGACGATGTCCACGCGGCGTCTTCGACATCGCGTCCTTCGCACGATCTATATGGGGAATCTGTGACCACTTAATTTTCATAGTCTCTCCTCTGCCTTTTTGGCGATAGCGGCGGCTGTCTCCGCGACCTCCGACAAGAATAAGTCGAGCGCGGTCGCGTAGCCGTCGAGGTCGAGCATCGCACGCGTAACGTGCGTGATCACGAGTTGTAGGGCCGGAGGGAATCGCGGGTCGTATGAGACGAAGTCGAGCCACGGCACGTCGTGGCAGACATGCAGCGCGTGCGTAAGTTGCGCGGAGTGGAGCCCCGTACCACCGCGTTGCAGATAGCCCCAGTGCGTCGCCGAGCGGGGCACCTTGATCTCGACGAGCCCCTCGTAGTCGCCGATGGCGCCGTCCGGCGAGTAGCCGATCGGCTGCCGGGTCGAGGAGACGAAGCCAACCTCGCGGACGACACGCCCGGTGGCGATTTCATACACCGCCCGGGCTTCCGCTTCGAGGTCGATTCCTCGCTGCATATCGCCGTTGACAAACCCACGCTCGTCGAGCGATGTCTCCAGCACGTTTTCGAGCGCCAACTGGACGCGGAGGTCGCGGCGCGATGCCGCTTCCCCCTTACTCACGTTTGCCATCACGGCCTTCGCGGTCGAGCCGTTCACACGGCCGGCGCGCAGCGCGTGCCACGCGTCCGTCCGCTGCTCCACGTCATGCTCGATGTAGTCTCTCACGACTTCACCGCCGCGTTCTTGAGCGCGTTCCAGAGAGACGCGTTCGCCCGGAGCCTCGCCTTCTGGGCGTCGGTGCCAGCGTTGACAGCGGCGATCAGCGCCTCGTAGCCGTGCGACGTCTCCGCCTGCAGCGACGCGACCCACGCGTCATAGGTCGGGTCCGTCGCCGGAGGCGCACTGGCCGCGTTCCCGTCGTCGTCCGCGTCCGGGTCAGACACGATGCCGAGCAGGGAAACGGCGCCGTAGCGACGGGCGTAGGAGATCAACGAGCCCAGTGCCTGCGGGGTCGCCGGACCCGTTGCGGTCAGAGTGAGTGCCGAGGAAAACTCCGCGCCGCTAGCGTGGAGCAGCATCGTGGTCACAGTGACCGACGCGCCGTCGGCCGTGACAGGCTGCAGCAGCGCGAGGTTATGTCGCGCCAGGATCGGCCGGACCCCCTCGACGAGCGTCTGCAGGGTGAGGTAGCGGCTCCGAAAGTGCGGGTTCGACCCGTCCTGTCCGAGCGTGCGAAGTTCCGCTAGTGCCGCCACGAGGTCGGCGGCGAGTGGGTTGTTAGTCTGTTTTATGGTCACTGTCTGTCTCCTGTGTGTGTGTTTCGTGGTCACGATTGTAGCACGTTGGTGGCCCTCGCGTGCGCCGTCAGGGCCACTTGATACTGGGTCTCGAAGCGTGCCCAGTCGCTGAAGATCGCGCCCCACTGCTCCGGGGTGATATGGGGCGAGAGTCGCCGCTGCGTCGCGTAGCTCACATATGTCAAGTAGTCGAGCGCCTCGCCGTCTGTGCTAATGTGCATGGTCTGTCTCCGTTGGATGAGGGGGTCCGGTTGGTCGCCGGCCCCCTCAATTTTTATTCCCCGTCCAGCACCCTCAGCCAATACGCGTGTAACTGGTGCGCGCCGAGGTCTGAGATTTTGTGGCCGGCCAAAAAACGGTGGATCGTCGAGTGACTGAGCCGGTCCAGCGGAGCCTCCACGAAGCCAATCTCGTTCCGCTCCGCAGCGCGGAGATAGAGCTCGCGGTAGGTGAGGCCGGCGTCGAGCCGGTGCTGGCGGAGCGCGTCGCGCAGTTCATTCTTGGTCACGTCTATACCCCCCGGCCAGTCCGACGAATCGACGACCGGCCCCCGCGCAGTCATCACATATCCGGCTTCCGACTCGGCCCAAATGCCAGCCGTTACCGCCGCAGCCGCACACCACCCAGACATCCTCCGGGTTGGCTTGCGTCGGGGCGTCGGGTGCGTCCTCGATGCGGACGTTCTCGACATCGTGTTGTGGGTCAGGGTTGCTCATTGTCTGTTCTCCTTGGAAGTCACGTCGGTGCCGTCACCCCCCGCAGCCGAGTCCAGCCCCGCCTCGGTTAAACGCACGGTCCGCCTGTATTTGTAAATGAGCCCCTTCCGAACCAGACTGGGTGCAACATGGGTAGCACTAGCCGTGTTTAGGAGTCCTGTCAGCCCGTCTCTGGAAGAGGCTGGCAAGTGGTCGAGTCTCACCCAGTGGCCTTGTCGAACTGCCGCTCCACCATGGGCTACGGCGGTGTTGATCTTCTCTAACAGCGCCCGTTCGTTCGTTGTGATGTTCATTGGTCTGTTCTCCTTCTAGGTCAATATAGCACGACTGGGACAAGTGGAACAAGCTATGGGACCGGCTCCCAGAACCCGGCCGCGCCCAGCAGGACGTAGGCCGCGAGCCCTCCAACAGCGAGCGCGACGAGCGCGACGTTGCGGGGGCGCGGGGCGAGGCTCATACCTCACCCCCCGGCGCTTGTCCGACGGACAGCCCGTCGGCGATCATCCCCTCGGCGAGCGCCTCGACATACCGAGGCTCGACGACGAGGGCGTTGACCCAGCGTTGGGCCTCCGGGTCGACGTGGTCGTCGATCCACGCCGTCCCTGCCGGGGTGCGGGGATGCACGAGGACGACTGATCCGTGGTACGCGAGCGTGATGTCAGTGTTCATCGTCCCTCCTTCAGCGCGTCGATGGCGGCGTCAACGGTGTCCGCCTTGGCGACGAGCAGGTAGCGCCAACCCGGGCCGAGCCCGGTCTTCCTGGTGAGATGGTCCGGCGCCGTCGAGTGCAGCGGCACCTCGGTCGCGGTATCGAACGGGATCGCGATGCGCCGGCCGACGTCCCGGTGTCCAAGGTCGTGGTTGTGGAAGACGCCGATCCACGTCGAGCCGTCGGCGAGCCAGCGGCTAAACGTCTCTCGGGTTGCGTCCGTCTGTGTTTCAATAGGCATTTGGTCTGTCTCCTAGGAATCGGGGCGGTCATGGTGACCCGCCCCCGGTGGTGTTACCGGCGCGTGGCCTTCTTGGCCTTCCGCGCCTTCCGCACTTGCCGTGGTTGATGAGGCGCCAGCCGCCCTCCACTTTCTCAATTCGGCGCCCTTCCTGCCGGCTCTTGTCCGAGCCTTCTTGAGCGCCTCGGGGTTGCCGACTTGCTCCCCACGCGCACGCTTGTCGGCGACGACGCGCCGCGACGTCTTCCGCCGCGCTTTGGTGATGAGCCCCGACTGATGCCGGTTGATGGACGACGTCACCGTCGGCGGCAGCACCAGCCGGATGTAGCCGTCGTTCCCTCCGCGCTGGAGGAACGCCGTGACGTCGCTGCCGACGCGGTAGAGGTCGAGTACCCAGGTCGTCACGTTGCCGTAGTCATCCTCGACGTCGATGCGGCTCGTCGCCGCCACGGCCTCGGGGTGATTCGTGAGTTCGCGCCGGCGCTCGGTAAACTCATCGCGCGAGAGGCGCACCGTGGGTGCCTCGTGGTCAAGCCCTGTGTAGTTGCTCATGGTCTGTCTCCTGCGGCGCTGTGGCCGCGTTACGATGTAACCTTCAGTTTTCCGGTGACACTCTGCACGCCCATCCTGATCCGTTCCTCTCTCTCGACTTTGAGCAGGGACAACTCCTGAATGCTTGCAGAAAGCTCATCCATTAGTGACTCGTCAAAACGCACCGACAACCTGTCGCACAGTTCAGACTGGCGGTGCGCCTGAACTGCGATGGCCGCGTTGACCACAGCCACGTTCGCCTCAAGTTGACGAGCCTTCGCCGTTTCCGCTGCCATCTGTGCCCACATCAGTTCCGTTGTTCGTCTCATTGGTCTGTCTCC